GCAGCAGGTGTTGATACACCAGTTCCTATTGGAACGTTTGTGGAGAATGATGATTATCAAATTGCCTCTGAAATTGTTACAGTTACCTCTGTAACCAATGGATCAGATTCGACAACTATTGTCGTAACTAGAGGACAACTTGGGACAGCAGCTACTTCTCATCAGGAAGACACTCCAATGTATTCTACTGATATTGAAGTTACCAATGATTTAACTTTAAGTAAGACTGCAGGAACATATCAGTCCACACCTGGTCTCTTTAATATTCAACTGAATGATGTTATTATTGGTGCTCAATCTGGTGTTGTTGCTCGTATCACTTCTACTAGCGCATATCAGGATCCTATAACTCAAGAGTTTATTGAACAGGTTAATATTTCATCTGGATCTTCTTTCTTTGGTCTTCTGTTCAACAGATTAACATCAATTAGTTATCCTAATAAGATTATTGATGATATTTCCAATTCACAAGTAAGTATCGTTGATTTTACTGATAATGTAACTGCATTTAATGCAGATTTCCCTAATAATGAATCTATTAGTAATAATATTGTAATTTACGATAATGAAACTGGTGAATTTACTGATGATGAGTTTATCAGAAACTACCGTGTTCTTTATGGCGGTAATACTGGCGACTTTAGTGCCAATGAAAATATGGCAGTGAGAAAACTAACCTTTACTGATCTTGTTGGTGGTGGATTCTTCTCTAGTGGTCAAATTATCAGAACAGCAGATACTAAGGCAGAAATTATTGGATATAGTCAAGCAAGAAATACACTTTATCTTGGTAAAATTGGTAGATCTCAATCTACAGGTCAAGACTATCATACTGCATCATTTGTTGCAGGTGCTCAACTTAATACAGCAAACTCTAAGTTTGGTAGCGCATGTCTAGCACTCTCTAAGGGTACGTCAGCGCATAGTTTTGTAAGTGGTGTTGATGATGCGATTATTGCTGGCGGTGGCGCTACAGGGTCGTTTACTGCTGCTACAGGAACAACATATAACCCATTCACGGGTGATATGGTTATTACTATCGGTACTCATACTCTTACAACATCAAATACAGTAACAATTGTTGATGATGGTATTGTATTTACTTGTGGTTCGGATAATAATACTAATAATTATGCGTATCCTCGTGCTACCGATCCTGCATCTGGTTCTGCTCTCGCGATTACAGCAGAAACTGATACTACAATCACGGTAAACGTTGGTCCAGTACCTATTGATGAGTATCTAACTATTCCAACTTCTACAGAGTTTGGATTTGCTTCTGGAGACTTTACTGTTGAAACCTGGATCAAACTGAACAGTGTTGCTGCTGGTGGTAAGACTATTTTTGATATGAGATCTGGTGCAACGGAACTTGCTCCTTATCTGTATGTCGATGGTGCAAATATTAAGTATTACAATAATGGTTCTGTAACTATTACTGGCGCAACAACTCTTGTAGTTGATACCTGGTATCATGTTGCTATTTCTAGAAGTGGTACTGACACTAAGTTGTTCTTAAATGGCACTCAAGAGGGTGGTACATACTCAGACGCTAGCAACTACGGTTCAACAAAACCAATTAGAATTGGTGCTGACTATGCAGGTTCTGCTGTTACTCCTGGATATTTTGACGACTTTAGAGTCTCTAACAGTGCTCGTTACACGGCAACGTTTACTGCTCCCACAGGTATGTTCCACGGTGATGCAAACACCAAACTCCTCCTTCACTTTGATGGAACAAACGGTCAAACATATACTCAAGATTGGTCTGGTACTGAGTCCTTTACTGATGGTGAAGAATTCAACAATGATGCAATTACTGGATCTACTAGACAATATGGTGGTTTACACCAGTTTGTAAGTGCTACAACAAACGCTATCACTATCGATAGTGCCAATAAGACTCCAACCGATGCAACTTATGATTCATCTACAGGTCTTCTTGTACTTACAATCGGGTCTCATAGTTATACAACTTCATCCACTCTTACTATTGCTGCAAACTCCCTGACATTTACTTGTGATAAGGATAACTATGTTACAAATCATACATATCCACGTTCTACTGATCCGTCATTCGGTGTTACACTTGATGTAACGGCAGTAAGTGGAACTACAGTTACTGTAAATGTTGGGACATCTCCTAGAGGATTTGCAAACAAAACCCACAGATACTATGATGCTGCTACTGCAGTTCTTAAGAATATCGATCTTCTCTCTGAAGAGGGTGATGCTGTTGCTACTGCAGCATCACCATATCAACTTGATTATAGTACTGCTGCTGCAGTATACGGTTCTAGCGATTCAGTTGCATATGATTACTTTGGATCTTCAGTTGCTGTTTCAGATGATGGAACAACGAATAAAATGGTTGTTGGTGCGTATCAAGATGATGATGATGCAGAGAATTCTGGATCTGCATATATCTTTGATCTAAATGGTGGAAGTCAGGTTAAGATAACTGCAGGTTCTTCAAATGCTGGACAAAATGATACTTTTGGTTATTCAGTTGCTGTAAACAATAATAAGGTTGCAGTTGGTGCTCCATCTGACTCTGATGATGGAACTAATTCAGGTTCAGTCTACATCTTTAACGCAGATGGTACTAATAGAATTAAAGTTACTGCCAGTGATGCTGCAGCAAGTAATTATTTCGGACATTCTGTTGCTATTGATGGTAATTACTTGGTTGTTGGTGCATATGGAAATGATAGTTCCAAAGGTGCTGTATATCGCTTTGATTTAGACGGTACTAACGAACTTAAGATTGTTGCTTCTGATGCTGCTACTGGTGACGAGTTGGGTCATTCAGTTGCTATTGGAAATAATAAGATTGTTACTGGTGCTCCATATGATGATGATACTGCCTCAGCAACTGGATCTGTATATGTTTTTGATCTTGATGGAACGAATCAGGTTAAAATTAATCATACTTCGCCTGCTGAAAATGATAGATTCGGTTGGCATGTTGCTATCGGTGAAAATAAAATTGCAGTTGGTGCAAAATATCGCAATAATGCATACATCTACGATTTAGATGGTACTAATGAAGTTGTCCTTTCATCTGCTGGTACTGATGGTACTGGTGGTAATTTTGGGGCATCGGTTGCTGTAAATCAAGGAAAGGTATTTGTTGGCGCTCCTATTAGATCAATAACAAATGGTTCTGGTATTGTACAACCTAGTGCTGGTAAAATTTATGCTTATGATCTTGATGGAACAAATCAACTTGTTCTAAACTCCACAGAACAAGGATCTCAATATGATTATCTTGGAGATGATTTTGCACTTGCAGTTGGCGATAATAGAGTTATTGCTGGTAGTAAATTTGCTGACCCCAATAATGCTGAATCTGCAGGTGAAATTTTTGTTTGGAATTATACACAGTCCCTAAGCACGACTAATTTTGCTCTGACATATAAGTCAGTCTTGACTGAGTTGATTGAGGATATGCGTAATGGAAGTAATAGTCACATCTGGGATATTTCTGCGGGATTAGTTGATAGAACCGTAACTCCTGTTAGTGGTATTGTTGGATATTCAACAGTTGATGATAATCAGTTGTTGACTGGTTTACAAACTATTCAAGGTCATATGTCCTCGATTATTAACTATATTCCTATCACCATTACTGGAAGTCATGGACTTACTCAATTTACTGATGCAACTGTTACAGATTCTTCCTATACAACACTTACAACTTTAACTCCAAGTACAGTTTCATACACTCCTGAAAATGGAAATATGGTACTTACCTTTGGTACTCCTCATGCACTTACAACTAGTGATTATATTAGAATTGCTCCAGGTTCTCTGAAGTTTACTTGTACCTCAGATGGGGATGTGTGTGTTAATGCTTATCCTAGAGCAACTGATCCAGTACATGAAAGCACTATTAAAATTGATGCATTTACAACAAACACATTTACTGTGAATGTTGGCGCATCACCAGTAGGACAGCAATATCCTCACACATTCGTCTCGGCAGATACTGATGCAGTAACTGTTTTGAATTATTCAACATCTGATTGTGCCGACGTTGTATCCACAGTTAATAATCTCTTGGATATTGTAGAGGATACTATTAGTGAGGCAATTGGAACTACAACAAATGATGCTAATGCTGATCATATTGCCACTATAACAAAGGTAGATCCTATTGTTGAGTTCGTTGGTGGAACAGTGGATGCTTACTATGAAGTTCCATTCACATCCTCATATCACGATGCAACTAATGATTATGTTTATGCACATAGTATTGGTGCTGATGATCGTTATAGATTCCGTGATGCAGCAAACTTAATTCGTGCAAACGCTTCAGTTATCGTAGATAAAGCATCTGCTGATATGCTTTCTAGATATCCAGATCTTGCTTCTACTATGCCAAGAAATGTTGGTGGTGGTACTGCAGGAACAGAACGTTGTAAGACTGACCTTGCTATTATCGTTGGTGAAATTGCAAATGATATTGAATATGGTGGTAATGACAATACAATCACTGCTGCTAAATTCTATCTCAATACCATTAATGAGATTCAACATATCAGACTTCAAGTTTGGCAGTCTGCATATGCACATGAGAGACTTGGTTACTATATGAAGCAAGCGATCAATGGTGATCTTGATTATACCAATACAGACAATATTATTACTGGTGATTGGGGTATTACTAATGATAGTGGGCAGTGTGCAAATGTACAAACTGCTATTGATAATTTAATTGACGCTATCAATGATCTAATTGCACCAACTGGATTAGATTACAATACTGCTGCAGATAGATTGTACTTCAACAGAGGATACATCGCAGAAGAAATTGTTGGAACATCTGCAACTAATCTTGGATTGCTTGGAACTGAACTTCGTTATAGTCTGAATAGCGGAACATTTACAGCAGCAACTTATACAAGAACTGTTTATTCTGGTTATATTCAAGATCTTATTGTTGCAATGATATCAGATCTTCAAACTGGTGGTAATAATAGTACCATCACTCAGATGCAGAAGTTCTTGACTACTGATTTGAAAATTATCACAATCGATAATGAACTATACACATTCTTCTTTGCCAATGAGCAAATTAGAACTCTTGGTGAAAAAGCAATTAAAAATCTTCTCTATGATAGAGGCACTAATGTAACTAGTCCTCAATATGCTGCAGCATTTACAAATAATACTGCATATAGAGATTCAATTACTCCAACTGACATTGATACAGTTTCCTGTAGAATGAGAGAACTTCTTGATACTGCTCTGAATACATTATTCCCAGGAAAAATTGAAGCAAGAAGTGCAGTTAAGAATATCTTATTTAATGAAAACTATTACAAGCAAGAAATTGCTGCTAGTGTAAATAATCAGTTTGGTCAAGATTCTTGGGTATACAATTCTTTCGTTGAAGATATTGTTAATAATATTGAATATGATTTCATAACAAGTAACACTACAGATACTCAAGTTGCGTATACATTAACTTTCTCTTCATTCTACGGGACATTTATTGCTGGTGAAACTATTACTAATGGATCTACAACAGCAACCGTTCTTTATAGTTCAGGATCCACCATGATTATTGGTTCCTTAGTTGGAACAATTTTTGCAGATGACGATTCTATAACTGCTCCATCTGGTGCCTCGGCAACGATTGGTGAGAATGGTGTGTCCGTTGTACATGAATGGTACAATGATACTTCTAATGTCAAAACCATCGAAACTGCTAGTGCAATTTCTTCTCTAATTGAAGGTTCTATAATTCCTACTAATCTTTGGACAACTCCAGAACAATTTGATTCTAATTGGACAACAGCATTAACTGAAGTATCTGTAAATACAGGAACTTCCCCTGATAATACAATTACTTCTGAAAAAATTGCAATTACTGAAACCACAGGACAACATCATATTCAAAGATCTTATAGTTTAACTTCATTTGATACCTTTGATAGTGATGGATCTAAATTTGATAGTGGTTCATTGAAATTTGATAGTGGTGCGGTTAATCCAACACAAACATTTACCTCGTCTATGTTTGTAAAAGCATCTGAATATAACAATGTAAGATTTACAGTATTCTTAGATTCTGGCACTGAGAACGCACATTTCAATGCCAATTTAACCACAGGACAAATTGGAAGTATCTTTACTACCTCTGGTCTTACTGTTACTGGGCATGGAGCAATTCCTTTTGGTAATGGGTGGTACAGATTGTTCATTACCACAGAATTTGGTTTTGGATTTGCAACTCTTGTCAATAAACTCAATATTCTGAGTAATACAACAGCACTTCTTGATTTTACAGGAACTGCAAATGACATCAAACTTACTCCTGCACTCGCTAACAATTCCCAAATTGGTCGAACTGCTGAGAGTATGTCTAGTGGAAACGGAAAAGTAGTCATTGGTGCAGGTCTAGCATCTACAGATGGTCTTACTAGTAATGGAACCGTATATGTTTATGATCAAGATGGTTCAAATCAAGTTCAACTTTTCCCTGGTGTTAAATCTTCTTTCGCTTACTTTGGAAATGCTACTTCAATTGGAAATAGTAAGATTGCTATTGGTGCATATGGCGAAACTATGAATGGTCTTGCCAATGCAGGCAGAGTTTACATCTACGATTTAGATGGTGGTAATGAAGTTAAAATTGATATGAGTACTTCTGATCTAACCCAAAGAGCTAACGATTACTTTGGACAATCTGTTGCTATCTTCAACAATAAAGTCTACATCGGTGCTAACGGTTGGAGTGGTGCAGCAAACAATCAAGCACAACAAGGTGCAGTATGTGTTTATGATTTAAGTGGTAATTTTGAATATAGTATTCAAGCATCCGATGCTGCTGCTAGTGATAGGTTCGGATTCTCAGTCGCTGCTGGAAATGGTAAAGTTGCTGTTGGTGCTCTTGGTGAAACAAGTAGCACAGGTGCTGTTTATGTTTATGATGCTGCTGATGGTGCAAATGAAGTTAAGTTCACTCATGCGGGTTCTTCAACAGGGGATCAATTTGGTTATGGTGTAGTTATTGGTGATAATAAGATTGGTGTTTTCTCTCCCAATATGACAGTCGGTGGTAATGCTGCTAGAGGTGGAGCATGGGTGTTTGATCTAGATGGTACTAATGAAGTAGAGTTGACTCCCGTCGCTGGTGGTGATGGTGGTGGTGCTGCAGGAATCAAGTTTGGTCATTCAATGACTATTGATAATGGTAAAGTTGCTGTTGGTGCCCCTAACGATCAATTATCTAGTGGTGGAGTTGCTACTCAAGGTTTGGTGTTCTTGTATGATTTAGATGGGACTAACGGAATTATTGAAAGCGCATTTGATGCCAACGTTGCAGATTTATTTGGTAGTGCAGTAACACTTATTAGCGGCAATCTTTATATTGCTGCTTCAGGAGGAGATGATCAAAATTCAAATGCAGGATCCATTTATCTTTTAGATATTACTGGTGGACCAGGTGTATTTGCTTGGGGCGCTAAGTTATCGAATGAAGTCTTGGGAACATATGTTGCTGTTTCTGGTCAAGAATTTTATGCAAATGTTGAATATAATATTAAGAAATTTACTTTAGATCTCTTACAGGATTTCTTTAGAAGAGCATTGGATAATGATCTAATAAGTCCATCTCCTACTTCAGGATTCTACAAATTCTACGATTCTACTGCTGGTGCTAACTATGATGGAAAATCTGTCATGGGATTCATCAGAAGCAATATTGATATCATTGAAGAACAATTAAAATCTAGTAATCATTACACTAATGTTGATTTAACAAATTCAATTACAATTCAAACTAAATCTTATGGAACTAGAGATATTCCTGTCGGAATTAGTGGTGAACTTATTGGATCTGATTATTTCTATTCCCTTGATAAAGATACCTATGCAGAGATTCAAACAATTGCTATAAATGAAGCTAAGGTTGCTAAAGCATATAAGAGATTCCGAATTGATGGTAATATTACTGATGGACCTTTCACAATGAATGAAGTGGTTCAAAAGCAAGGTGATGGCAGCATAACTGGTATTGTTTATGGATTCTATGAAGATGAAAACTATAAGTATCTCGATGTTGCTGTTACTGCTGGAACTTGGTCAATCACTGATATTATTGAAGGTGCCACCAATACCACTACAGCACAAGTAAGTGCCATTGAAAATCGCTTACACGTTATCAACGTCAGAGGATCTTTTGAAGAAGATATTTCATTCAAAGGATATACTAGCACCGAGTCTGCACAACCCATTTCTTATACAGTTAATCAGTCTGCTGTTACTAATAATACTGGTGGTATTCTAACTGTTGATACTGAGACTTTATTAGGATCTCTTGAAACTACATCAGTTGTTTATCCCGAGTCTTCTAGAGAATATCTTGAAGTTAAGAAGTATGCAGGTCTTGATATCAGTGTTGGTGATAGAATTGCCTCTATCGGATATCTCAGATTAACAGTTTCTGTAGATGCCACTCTCGATCTATTCCAAGTTGGTAATAAACTTTATAGAATGGTTAGTGGTGGTGTACAAGACACCAGCGTATATGGAACTATTACCGAAGTTGATCTTGATAATAATTACATATATGTCACACCAATACAGGGTTCTTTCAATATCACAGATATTATTGGTGATTTTGGATTGGGTGAAACTGTTCTGCAGGGAACTGCTACAGTTTCCAATAGAACTACTGTTGCAGGTGCAGCGTCTGGTCTTGTGCAAGATGTTCGTGATGTTGGACTTAGTAAGAGATTATACCTAACAAATGTTATTGGAACGTTTACTGGTAGAGATGGTCTAAGAGGTCCACAAGGTTATCGTTCAAGTGTTCTTACTAGAAAGATTCTGAAAGCAAGAGTTAAGAGATTCTTCCGTGGATTTGACGGTGTTCAAACTACCTTCAATCTTACCACTGAGAAGGGCACTCAGTATCTACCAGATCCTGCAGGTCATATGCTAATCTTCATCAATGGCATTCTACAACCACCTGGTGCGGGTGCTGCATATACTGCGTTCTCTGATAAGATTCAGTTCTCCGAACCACCTGATATTGGATCTTCCTTTACTGGATTCTATATTGGTAAGTTAAGACAATTGGATGATATTTCATTCGAGTTTGACTCATTACGCCAATCCTTCAATTTGAGAAGAGATGAGATATTCTACTCTCTTACACTTACAGATGGTGTTCAATCTTCAACTATCCGCCCTGAAAATAATATTATTGTTTCTATCAATGGAGTTCTTCAGGAACCTGGAGTTGGTTTTGAGATTGTTGGTTCTAGAATCATCTTCTCGGAGATTCCTAGATTCGGATCTACTTTCGTTGCATTCTCATACGTTGGTTCTGAGGCAGACGTTGATGCTGATGTTGTTGTACCTCCAGTTGAAGCAGGTGACTTCATAGATATTCAAGGTGAAGTTAGTGATCGTGAGGTTGCTGTTATTGAGTCTTCAAACTCTTTAATTACATTTGATTATCTTGGATCTGTATTCGGTCAGAACGCACAAGCAACTGCCAATCTCACTTCAGGATTTATTGAAAAGGTACAAATCACTGCTGGTGGATCTGGATATACTTCTAGACCTACAGTAAGACTTGACTCTATCTCTGGTTTTGAAGGTCAAGTTAGGGCATTGATTGGTGTTGCTGGTGTTACTGTTACAGACACTGGAACTGGATATCAAAATCCAGATGTGAACGTTGAAACAACAGTTCCTGATGATTGGACTGCACCAGATATCTCCTTATATGGGGAAGAGGTAATTGACCCTGAAGTAATCTCATAAATAACTAAAAATTGTAGCGAGTAATGGCTAAACAATCCCTAAACATTGGCACAGTTGCCAATGACAATACAGGTGATACTCTAAGGAGTGGCGGTGACAAAATTAATGATAATTTTAATGAACTATATACCGCCATTGGTAATGGGTCTGCTTTGGGCATCTCTGTATTAAATCCCGCAGTGGGTCAAGTTTTAAAATATGATGGGTCATCATTTTCTCCTGGTAATTTCAATGCATTAACATCTGCATTAGACGTTTCTGGTAATTCTATCATTTCATCATCTGATGGTGATATTACTCTTGCTCCAAACGGAACAGGTGACGTTAGAATTACCACTGGAAGTTTAACTACTATTTTTGATGGTGCTACTGGTGGTGTTAGTGTAGGATCGACAATTTCCTATAAAAATGAATATACTACATTAGGTAATGCCCCTACTGCAGCATCTACACCTGGTTATTTCTTTACAGTTGATGGTGATGATAATCCATATGTGAACATGAACATCACTTCTGGTGGTGTTGGTGATACTAGAGCAAAACTTCTTACTGAGTATTCTGGGATTGATGCTCTGTCTGATGTTGATGTTACAACTGTTGCTCCTACAACTAACCAAGTACTGAAGTGGAATGGAACTAATTTTGTTCCTGCTGATGATGTAGCTGGTGCAGGAGAACAGAATATCTTTGCTACCATTGCGGGGGATACTGGAAGTACAACTGCTAATACTTCTTCCGATACATTAACAATTACTGGTGGTACTAATATTGCCACACAAGTTACTGGTGATACACTAACAGTAAGTTTCAATGGTACTCTTACTACAACTCTTGCTGCATTAACTGATACTGATGTTACTGGTATCACTCAAGGCGATTCTTTATATTGGAATGGAACTGATTGGGTTGTGACTCGTAGTCCACTTACTTGGTGGGAACTGGGTGCTGATGGTGCTAATAACTTTACATTTAATGGTCCTGGATTTTCTGGAGTCACAAGTGATCCCACTCTCTATGTGATGAGAGGAATGACATATGCCTTTGACAATAGTACAAATGGGGGACAACACCCATTTAGAGTTCAAAGCACTCAGGGATTAACAGGAACTCCATATACTACAGGTCAAACTGGTAGTGGAACTTCGGTATTGTACTTTACAATCCCAATGGATGCTCCAAACACTCTTTATTATCAATGCACCATTCATGCACAGATGAATGGCACTATTAACGTTATCGTTTGATATAAATGACAAGAACTGTTCCTGGATCAGGTGCTGCCATCGAACCAATCTTTGATGAGATTTTCGGTGTTCGTGCGATAAGAGTAGTAGATGGTGGATCTGGTTATTCACAATCAGATCCCCCTCGTTTAACTGTAACTGGTTGTGGAACTCCAGACCAAGAAGCACTTTTGTATCCTATTATTGATAGTGCATCTGGTAGAATTACGCATGTTAGAGTTTTAGAAAGGGGAAGAGGGTATGATCCTCTAAGATTGAGATTTTTCCCTGAGCAAGAAACACCAAACGTAATTTCATCTTTTAATATAAATAAAATTTGGCAATCTAATCCAAACTCACCTACTATTGGAACATTTGCTGTTGATACAGATAGACTTCGTATTGTCTCTGATAATGATCCTAAACCAACCTGGACTCAAACGGAATCAATTCCATCTGGAGGACCATTAGTAGATAGAAATTTTGATCAGACATTTATTTACCGTGGTGGTAAAGATGCTCCTGATGCAGGAATCCGAGCGGAACAGACGGATAAAGTTTTAGGAATTCTTGCAAATGGTGGTTTACTCCATACTCCTGAATGGGGTACTGCAGGCAATGCACCGACTAATTTTGCTATTGATTCTGTAAAGTATGACTATATAAAATCTAATACTGTTTATGATACAGTAACTGAGGGAAATGTAAGATATTATCAATCTAGTAAAGTCATTGATGAATTTTCTACAGCAAATGGTGTATTTGAGTGGGGTAAACTAAAACAATACACTTGGAATATTAAGGTTGAATATGGAAATATTATGCTAGATGTTTCTAATGTTGATGAAACATTAGGAAATATTAGTATTGGTAGAATAGTTGATGAAATTGGTGGTGGTGCAAGAGGGGAGGTTGCAAAAATTGCTAGAGATGATTTAAATAATATTACTAGAATTTATCTCAGATCAGTTTCCACTGCAGAAGTTTTTGCTGAAAATGATAGATGTTTAGGTTCTAATGGATTTACATTCACAATTACTTCACCACCAATTTCTCTGAATGTTTATTATATTGATTTTGGAGTTGATGCTGAAAAGTTTGGTCCATTTTCTCCTGGTCAGTATTATTTGGCACCCGATAATATTAAAGTAAAGCAAAATTCTTTAATTAAATTTAATCAATCAGATTCATCTAATATTCAAGGTGTAGGACATCCAATACAGTTCAGTATAACTTCTGACGGAATTCATAATGATTCACCTGGAGTTCTATATTATCAGAGTACAGGAGCATCTGCAGCACCATCTGTAGACTATGAAAATGAGTATGCTCCACTCTTTATAATGAATTCTGATGAAACTAATAGAATTTATTATTTCTGTAAACATCATGCCAATATGTCTGGTTATGATGGTGATGAAGGTTATATTACTATCGATACTGATACCAGTGCTGAACCTATAATCAATAATTATTATGTTGAAAATTATTTCGGAACGGGAGCAACTTTAGATTATAGTCGTCATCTTGATGGGCATTCTAAAATTCTTGGCATGTCTTATGATGGTTATCCTATCTATGGACCTTATGGATACAATTCAAGCGGTAATGCTGCAAGAGAAGTATCTTCTTTTCGTTTAAGGACGAATGCTGAACTTCCTGGTACTAGACCTCAAGTAAATACTGTTTCATCAGTTACTTATGCAATAACAGTTTCTAATGGTGAATTTTTATTTGATGGGTCTAGACCAAATTTCTTGTCCCTTGAAAGGGGTAAAACACATATTTTTAATCAAAATGATTCTTCCAATGATGCAGAATTTTTATTAATTAGTGAAACTGAGGATGGTTGGCACAGTGTTGGTGATCCACCAGCAATTGGACAGACTTCATTCTTGTATACATTGGGCGTCGAATATTATATTGATGGATCTGCAGTTTCTACATTTGCAGAATATGTTAGTGCTTTTAATGGTGCAACTACAAGAGAAACTAGAATTACTGTTCCTGTTACAGCACCACCTACACTTTATGTTTTCGGATATAGTAATTCGGGATTAGGTCTTAGAACTGTTCAATCTGGTTATGTATTAGGAGATCTTGTTCAGGATTATATTTACGATTCTGGTGTTGGGACACTGGATGCATTTAATGGTAAGTTTGCTGTAACACCAGAGTATCCAAATGGAACATATGCATACTTTATGACTGAAGATGGTAGTGGAAATCCTGTATATCCATATGCTATCGGTCCTAAGTATTACGGAACTCCGATATTTGAAGGTGATGTTGTTCCTTCGCTCCCAAACACATTCCCTGATGGAGCAGCAGGAGAAGTTGTTTTAGATGATACTGGTGGCGTTTCCTACATCAAGATGTCAAGAAACGGTGATAACTACTTTGGATCGGCAAAGGCAAAGATATTGGGTGGTGAAGGATCTGGTGCAACAGGAACACCTACAGTACAAACAGTAACTGGTCTCACACTCTTAAATCCTGGAAGAAGTTATTCTACAGCACCTACAGTAATTTTTGAAGGTGGTGGTGGACAGGATGCTAAAGGTGCTGCCAAGATTGACATCACTGGTAAAGTAACAACAATTAGTATTGCAGATCCTGGTGAGTTCTATCAAGAACCTCCATTCGTTCTCTTGACTGGTGGTGGTGGTATTGGAGCAAAAGCATTTGCCACAATTAACCAAGGTGAAATAACAGGTATCACTGTCACCGATCAGGGTGATGGATATACATCTTCACCTAATGTTATCTTTACTCGACTAGTTAATCTAAAACGTAGAACACGAGCTCGTCAATCCAATAATAGTTCAACCATTTTCTTGACTGGATTGTCAAAAGATGTTCTTCCAGATGACTCTGAAATTTATGTAAAATCAACTACTGCTTTTCCAGGATCTGGAGAATTCATTCTTGATTATGAGACTATTGCATATACTTCAAAAACTGATGAAAAGTTTTCGGGTCTTACTCGTGGAGTTAATTTTAATTATGACCAAAGAGTAATATTAGATGATGCTCAAAATGATCAGTTTGGTGTTTCAACTTATAAATTTAATGTTGGTGATAGACTTATTCGTAGAGTTGAGAGCGCATCAAATAAAATTGCTAAAGTATATGATTGGAATTCGTCTACTAGAGAATTATTACTTGTTTTTGAAATTGATGAACTTGCATTCATTGATGGTGGTATTCCTTCTACAGAGGATGCAACAGTTCAATTTGATGCAGGAGTTTCAAATAGTACCGCGTTTGGGCAAGAACCTCATGTGCTTTTAGTTGAATTAGGATCTACAATTACTTTATTGACCACACCAATTACAACTCTAACGGATAAGATATTTGAAGATGATGATGAACAGTCTGGCGCTGGGGATGGCATTCCAGATTTGGTAAATACAGCAACAGAATATGCTAATCAAATCAATCTAGATGGTGGAATTTATAATTCACTTTATGGCATTGAGGAAACACAAGGTGGTACAAATACAACACTATTCCAAGTTGGAGATGCTATTAAGGATGCAAATGTACCATTTAGATATGCTGCTATCTCTACAGCAGGTGGTCTTAATGAAGGAACCGATCATACTGCTCTAGTCAACATTACTGTAGACCCTTCATTTGGTAATGGACAAAACTATAGCGTCAATGAAGTTGTAACTGGAGAAGTCTCTGGTATTAAAGGAACTGTTGTTTCTTGGAATCCAAACACAAATATTCTCCAAGTTCAATCTATCATTCCATTTAATACTGGGAATGTTTCTGTAGGTGAGGCAGGTTACTTATATCAATTC